ACACCCACATCACCGTGGGCGGCTACGAGCAAGATACCCTGATCTTTTGCGGGCGGCTGCACTCCGACCCCGCTGCCACGGTGGAGGAATACGCCATCCGGCTGGTGAACCTGTTACAGCTGTACGGGGCATCCCCGGCACAGATCGAGGGCGGCATTCTGGGCAGCGTGGTGCCCATGCTCAGCGGGCGAGTGCTGGCGGCCTTACAGCTTTTATGCAAGGCGCGCATCCTGACCGTGGGGCCGGGGCTGAAAAGCGGCATCAAGCTGCGGCTGGACAACCCCGCGCAGCTGGGCGCAGAGCTGCTGTGCGGCGCGGTGGCGGCGCTGGCAGAGTGCCCCGGGCCGCTGGTGGTCATCTCGGCAGACACGGCCATCTCCCTGATGGCGGTGAACGCCAAACAGGAACTTGTGGGCGGCGTGATTCTGCCCGGGCCGCAGCTTTCCATGAATGCGCTGGTGCAAAAGACCGCGCAGCTGCCCCAGATCGACCCAGCTGCCCGCGCCCCGGAGTCGGTGCTGGGCAAGAGCACCTCGGCCTGCTTACAAAATGGCTTTGTGCTGGGCACTGCCAGCCTGCTGGACGGTCTGGCCGACCGCTTCTGCGCCGAGCTGGGCGCACAGACCGCCTTTTACGCCACAGGCGACCTGCCCCGCTCCATCCGGGAGGCCTGCCGCACCACCATCCACTACCGTGAGACCCTGATCACCGACGGCCTGCACCGCATCTGGCTGCGAAACCGGAAGGGTTGAGTGAGATTGTAAAATAAACGCAAGAGAAAACGCAAGAGAAATCTTAGCGACTTCTCTTGCGTTATTTTTTTTGCGCATTTTTAGGGAAAGCGAGGAAAAAGCAGGACATGGCAAAGCACATGACCCAAGATGACCGCAAGACGCTGGAAGCCCGGTACAACGCCGGGCAGAGCGTGGCGGGGATCGCAAGGGCGATGCAGTTCAACTATTCGACCATCTACAAAGAACTGAAGCGCGGCGACACCGGCAAGATGGACGCCAATGGCCGTGCTGGGTACAGCGCAGCGCTGGGACAGCAGCGCTTGTACAACAAGAAGCAGCAGCTCAGGTATTGGGCTGACCGCCCGGCGGAGTAAAAAGGATGGGAGAAGTATTCAAGCTGAACCATTGCTACAACGTGGACTGCGTTCCGGCAATGGAACTGTTCCCGGACAATTATTTTGATCTGGCCGTTGTAGATCCTCCGTACTTCTCTGGTCCAGAGCGCCGGGGCTTTTACGGCTCAAAGGTAAGCAAGATAGGCGTACACCGGGACTATCCAATTTCACCGGCATGGATCAGGCCGGGACCAGAGTATTTCAGAGAACTGCTCCGCGTTTCCAGACACTACATCGTATGGGGCTGCAACTATTTTGATTATAAGTTTGCAACCGGGCGGATCGTATGGGACAAGTGCAACGGAAGTTCCAGCTTTTCGGACTGCGAGATAGCGGCGACCGACTTATTTACATCGGTGCGGCTGTTCCGCTATATGTGGTCCGGCATGATGCAAGGCAAGAGCATTGCAGAAGGCGGCACCATGCAGGGAAACAAATCCCTGAACGAAAAGAGAATCCACCCGACCCAGAAGCCGGTTGTCTTGTACGACTGGATATTCAAAAACTATGCAGAGCCGGGGCAAAAGATTCTTGATACTCACCTTGGAAGCGGAAGCAGCCGCATAGCAGCCTATGAAGCGGGACTTGATTTTATCGGATTTGAAATCGACCCGTTCTATTTCCAACTGGAAGAAGAACGATTTGCAGAGTATACAAGTCAAACCAGCCTGTTTCACATGGAGGGAGGCGAAACGAAAAATGAAAATTGAAATCACTGGCGAGGCAAAAGAAATTGCGGTCTTTGCGCTGGAACTGCAAAGGCCGCAACCGTTCAACGTCCCCAATAAGGAAGCGCTGTCAGAAGAGCAGATGCAAGAATTTACTCACTATCTGGAGAGCCATCATCCTCAAAATGAAGAACCCCACTTTGCTTGAGGATGTCGGAAACCATGTGAGCAACGGTGTCAGGAATCGAAGTTGCGAGATAGGCAAGGGCGGAACTTTGACCGCCGGATCGGTATGCTTCCTTTACTCCTTTGTTCAATTCGGATTCTGTCTTTTCGACAATGGCAAGGACAATCTGGTTATATTCAGAACGCTTCAAAGAAATCACCTCCTTTCCATGCTCATTGTACTACAGGAAAGGCTAAATGCAAAGTGAGGGCAAAATGATGCTTGAAAAACTCCACCGGGGAATCAACAGCTTCAATAAGGCGTTCAACTGGCGGCGATTCCGCCGCGATGCGCTGCACCTGGGCGAAAGCCTGCTGGTGTTCGGCGTGCTGTACGGCATTTTCTCAACCCTGATCTGGGGCGTTTGCTGGATCTTCAAAATCAATTACGACCCGGATCTCGTTGCCATTGCATGGGCGGTGCCGGTGCTGCTGGACACGCTGGTGAACAAGGCTTACGACTGGAACAACGAAGTCCGGGACTGGGACTGACAGAACCGGGAAGGCATGGGCAGACCTACCCGCCCACCATGCGGCTGAACTACGAGGGAAAGCCGCCCGGCTACCGCAAGGCCGGGGCCTTACCTGCTGGGGGCAGAAAGAACACGGCAGGGCAGCCCGCATGGGCAGGAGGAGCGGTATCGTTTGTCCGACGCCGCTCTTTTGATATGGTACAGCCAGTGCAGGAGGGGGTGCATTCCCTTCCGTCCGGTGCTAACCCCGGAATGTACCACCATTGACCGAATATTCACGCAGTACAGAAAGGACAAACAACATGGGAGAAGATTACAAGGCAAGGATCGAAGTGGTACTGAATAACGAGGATCATGTGGATATGTGCCTGAACGGCGAAACAACTACCCTGCAGAATCTGGCAATCGGCGTGATGACGCAGACCATCGCACTGGGCGCGGACAGCTGGGATGATGCAAAGCTGCAGTTGGTAGGAGCTGTTTTCGCCCTCCCGCTGGCGCTGGAAAAGGCGTGGAAAGAAAAGGAAGCAGACAACGCCGCATCCACCGACAAGAGCGTGGCTGCCGATACTGCCCAGGATGCCGCGCAGAAGGCGTAAGGGGGGAAAACGATCATGGACAAGAAACTCCTGAAAGAAGAGTACAAGCGGCTGCTGACGAAGGCCATTGAAGGCAGACCGGGCGGCATGGCATTGATGATCGTCCTGGAAGAAACGGACTTCTATAATTCGCCCGCCAGCGCAAAGCATCACCTGAACGTCCCCGGTGGCCTGCTGCTGCACTCGCTCAACGTAGCGAGGGCTGCGCTGGAACTGTGCGAGAATATGCCGCAGTTTGCGAGGTGCGATAAGAATGCAGTCCTGACTGCAGCCCTGCTCCACGATGTTTGCAAAGCCGGAAATTACATCAAGAAACCGGATGGAAGCTATCAGTATAGAGATACGGATTTGCTGGGGCACGGTGAAGCGTCCGTAATCAACATTCAGCACCGGATCCACCTGACGGAAAAGGAAGTTCTGGCAATCCGGTGGCACATGGGTGCCTATACCGGAGAACGGGACTGGGACACTCTTAGCAAGGCATACGACAGATACCCGGAAGTCCTGTGCCTGCACATGGCTGACATGATTGCAACGCACATCATGGAGGTAGGAGAGTGAACGGGTGCACTGCCTACGTGGACCTTCCGAACGGTGAGCGAATAGAAGTACCGGCGACAATGCCGGATGTTGAAGAAGTACA